CGGCAAGGTGGTCAAGGAGCGCGACGACACGATATCGGCGTCTCGATACGGGCTGATGATGCTGCGGTTCGCTTCTACGCCCGGTGTTTCGAACATCCCCCAGCGCGACATGTCGTGGGTGTATTGATGCTGTCCGATCTGGTTGAAATCAATTCCGATGGCTGGTTGTGGCCGAAGGGAGACCGTTTCACATGGCCGACAGTCAGGCAGGAACTGGCGGAAATCCCGGAATTGGTATCGCTGTGCAGGGAGCGCCGGGTTTGCATCCAGGCAGGGGGCAACGGCGGCTTGTGGCCCAAGGAACTCGCCGGGATCTTCGAACAGGTCTACACTTTCGAGCCGGACCCGATCCTGTTCCGCTGTCTGGTGAACAATGTGCCACATGAGAACGTGGTGTTCACAAACGCGGCAGTCGGTGGGGCCTCTGGCTTCATCGCGGTTGACAGATGGATGGGCGCACAGAACCCCGGCGCGAACAGGGTCAAGGCCGGAGGCGTCATTCCACAGGTGGCGATCGATGGCTACGGCTTCGAGAGCGTCGATCTGATCCAGCTCGATATCGAGGGTTACGAGTTGAACGCGCTGAAAGGCGCGCAGGACACGATCATGCGATGCCGGCCAGTGGTGTGCATCGAACTGCGCGATCACAGCCATCACTTCGGCACGTCCGACGAAGAAATCCGCAATTGGTTGCGCGGGCAGGGGTATCGCTGCGCCAAGCGCATGAACTACGACGAATTCTGGGTGGCTGAATAGTCACCTTCCTTCCGTGCGGGTCCGATCCCCGCCGCAAAGGATCATCATGGCAAAGAAAAAGTCCGGCATGACGGACAGCGAGCTTATCTCGCTGCTCGACAGGTCGATTTCCAATGCAGAAACCTATGCGGACGGCGAGGCCGCCGCGCTGCGCCGTCTTGCGTTGAAGTTTCTCAACGGCGAAGTCGATATCCCTGCCGAGGCGGGGAAGTCCAAGGCCGTGTCACAGGACATGGCGGACACGCTGCACTGGATATTGCCGTCTCTTCTGCGCATTTTCCTCGCCTCGGATCATGTCGGCATCTACGAGCCGCGACGTCAGGACTTCGTTGAAGAAACAATCCAGACGCCGGAGGGCGAAAAGCCCGTCAGGCGCGATGTTTCCGAAGAGCGGGCGAGCCAGGCAACGGATTACGTCAACTACGTCCTGCTGAACGATTGCCGGGGCTACTCCGTGCTGCATTCGGCGCTGTACGAGGCCTTGGCGTTCGGCAACGGCCTTATCAAGCACTGGTGGGACGATAGCCCGGAGTATGAGACGGAAAGCTTCTCCGGTCTCTCGGAGGACGCGTTCACGGCGCTGGTGTCGGACAAGGACGTTATCGACGTTCTGGAGCACGACGAATACGACGATCCTGACTGGATCCCGCCTGAAATCCCATCACGGGGCGAACTGATCGCCACCGCCGCGAGCGCGCTTCAGGCGGGCGTCCCGGCCGAACAGGTAGAGGCGGGCGCGGCGAAGCTTGCCGAAATGCTTGTTCCGCCGAAACTGCACGACTGCAAGATCAAGCGGCTGGTTTCCGAAGGTCGGCTGCGCATTCAAGGACTTCCTCACGAGGAGTTTTTCATCGGCTCCAACGATCTGGTGATCGATGAAGAGGAAACGCTCGTCTGCGGCCACGCCTACAGGGCGACACGATCCGACCTTCTTCTCCAAGGCTATCCGCGCGACAAGATCGACAATCTCCCGGAGGCGAGCGAGAAGACGACGGACGAGACCAAAGTCCAGCGCCGTGGGACCGTCGATGAGCAGGAAGCGGACTGGGCTACCACCAAGGTTCAGGTCTACGAGAGCTACATCAAGTGCGATTATGACGGCGACGGCGTAGCGGAGCGGCGCAAGGTTGTTCTGGGCGGCTCGTTCGGCGCGCTGACCATGTTGAGCAACGACGAATGGGGCGACGATCTCCCCTTTACGGACCTTGTCCCCGATCCGGTTCCCTACCGCTGGCGCGGCCGGTCTCTGCTGGAGGAAACGGCCGATATCGCCCGCATGAAGACCGTCCTCATGCGTCAGACGATGGACAATCTCTACCAGACCAACAATCCGCAGATCGAGGTACGCGAGAACGCCGTCAAGAACATGGACGTGCTGGTGAACCGCAAGCTTGGCGGTGTGGTGGTCACGAGCGGGCCGGACGCCGTCAAGCCGATTGCCGTCCCCTTCGTCGCCAAGGAGTCCTTCTCCATGCTCGAATATCTCGACATGGTGAAGGAGACCCGCACGGGCGTTTCCCGGCAGTCTACCGGACTGGATATGGATGCGCTGCAAAACCAGACGGCGACCGCCGTGAAGGCGATGCAGTCGGCATCCTACGCCAAGAATGAGACCTACGCCCGCAACGTCGCTGAAAACGGCATGAGGCGGCTTTTCCGGTGTCTGCTTAGGCTCATCACGAAGCATCAGGACCGTCCCCGCATGATCCGGCTTCGCGGCGAATGGGTCGAGATGACGCCGAACCTCTGGAACCCGGAAATGGATGTGGTGATCAACACCGGTCTCGGCTCCGGTTCCCGCGACCGCGACATGCAGGTCCTGCAAGGCATTCTGGCCGAACAGAAGACCATCATCATGCAGGCCGGGCCGCTCAATCCGATCTGCGATATCCGGAAATACCGCGACACGCTGGCGAAGATGGTGGAACTGGCCGGTTTCCGCAGTCCCGAGCGGTTCTTTGGCGAGGTGACGGACGACGACCTCGCCAAGATGGAGCAGCAGGCGTCCAAGCCGCCCGCGCCGGACCCGAGGATGATGGAGGCGCAGGCCCGTCTCCAGATCGACAAGATGAAGGCGGACCAGAAGGCGCAGGCGGACCAGCAGCAGTTCTCGCTCGACGTCCAAAAGGCGCAGGTCGAATTGCAGACGCAGCGCGAACGTTCCGCTCTGGAAATGCAGTTGATGCGCGAGGAAGCCTCAGAGCGCCTGAAAATCATGCAGCAGGAGGCGGCGCAGAAATTCGAGTTGAAGCGTCAGGAACTCGAATATGAGCGGCAACTCGCGGCCATACGCATGATGAGCCCGGTCTCTCAGCAGAACGCAACCAACATCCCGGCGGTGACATGACCGACGAAGAACACGCCCGGCGCGGCGAAGAAGCGCGGCGTATATTGAACGAGCCGCTGCTTGTCGAGGCCTTCGACAATATCGAAAGGGCGGCGATCGACGCGCTGGTGCTCGCCCCGCCCGAAAACGACACGCTGAGGCGCTGTCTCGCGGATCGCATCCGTGTCGTCAGGGCGCTTCGATCCGATCTGGAAACCACCATCGCGCTCGGCGATCAGGCGAGAAAAGAACCGCCGGGCATCTATTGAGGCTGGAGACGGCCTCCATCGTAGGCGACCACGATACGGCGCGATCCACGACTGCGGTGCGTCCGCGCGCGGAGGGTCCAATCCCCTTCCGTGGAATCATTGGAAAGCAACATGGCAGAGCAAGAGAACGGCGCGCCTGCGGGCGACGCCATTTTGAACGAGGATGCTGCGGCAGACCTCATCATGGGCACGTTGATAGACGATGACCCGGAGAACACCGAACAGGCTGACGGTGACGCTTCCCGCGCGGAAGCGGAGACGGGAGAAGCGGACGCGGCGCAAGCCGGCGAAGCAGACATCGACGAGGCCACCGAGCCCCGCGAGGGCGAGGACGAAGGATCGGACTTCTACGACTTCGACAAGATCCACCCCGACACGCAAATCCGTCTGCGCGACGGCAGTGTGAAGCGGTTTGGAGACATCAAGCGTGACTGGGCCGATCTTCAGGAGCTTCCCCGCCAAAGGCAGGAATTCGAGACGCTGCGCGCGTCACATTCCCAGCATCTGGCGAAGGTAGCGCAGCAAGCCCAAATTTTCCAACAGGCATTGCCTCTCATCGAGGCCTTCGCTCAGGCGAACGCGCCACAGGTTCCACAGCCGCCGGTCAACGATCCGAGCGATCCGATCGGCAACGCGGACAGGTGGGCCGCCTACCACGACGCCGTGCAGAAGCATCAGGCTTTCACGGGGCAGATGCAGCAGATCATGCGTGCGCGCGATCAGTATTTCGCCCAGCAGCGTCAGGAGGCCGAGAGACAGCAGCAGGAACACATTCGGCTCAACCAGCATAAGCTGGTGGAGGTCATGCCAGACATGCGTGACGACGCCAAGCGGGCTCAGTTCGCCGGCGAAATGCGCAAGTTCGGCAAGGATGTCTACGGCTTTTCCGATCAGGAGATCGACGCCATCGGGGATTACCGGATCATTCCGGTTCTCCGTGACGCCATCGCCTACCGGAAATTGCAGGCGACGAAGCCCAAGGTGGCCGAAAAGGTGAAGGATGCCGCTCCGGTCCAGAAGCCGGGCAAGCGGGTATCCGACGCCGAGCAACAGGCAAGCGCCTATAAGGAGAAGATGGCGAGGCTGCGCAAATCAGGCAGCGTCGAAGACGCCGCCGCCCTCATCCTTGAACATCATCTCTTGTAAGGGAATACAACAATGACCGTCTATCAGACGTACCAGGCGAAGGGTCTTCGTGAAGACCTGACCGATGTGATCTACAACATCGCACCATATGAAGTCCCCCTGCAATCCAACGCAGGGAAGACCAAGGCAAAGGCAACTCGCCACGAGTGGCAGTCCGACACCCTGGCTTCGCCCGACACGGGCAACGCCAAGGTGGAGGGTGCCGACGCGGTGATCCAGACCTCGACGGCGACCAGCCGCCTGTCCAACATCACGCAGATCATGGACAAGACGGTGCAGGTCTCCGGCACTCTGGATGCGGTTGACAAGGCCGGCCGCGCCAAGGAACTGGCGTACCAGCTCGTCAAGCGCGGTCGCGAACTGAAGCGCGATACCGAGGCCATCCTGCTCGCTAATCAGGCGTCCAGTCTCGGTGACGCGACCACGGCCTCGAAACTCGGCGGTCTCCCGTCGTGGATCAAGACCAACGTCAGCCGTGACACTGACGGCGCTTCCGGCGGTTATTCGACCTCGACGGCGCTGACCGTCGCCGCGACCGACTCCACCGGTTCGGGCCGTACCTTCACGGAAACGCTCCTGAAGGGCGTGATGCAGTCGTGCTTCACGAACGGCGGCGACCCGACCATCCTTATGGTGGGGCCGTACAACAAGGGGCAGTTCTCCAACGCGACGAACTTCCCCGGCATTGCGACCCTCCGGTCCAACGTCGCCCAGAACAATAAATCGTCTATGGCTACCGTCATCGGGGCTGCGGACGTGTATCTGGGCGATTTCGGAACGCTTCAGGTTGTCCCGAACCGCTTCCAGCGGGATCGTGACGCCTACCTGATCGATCCGGAATATGTGCGCGTGGCTCGCCTGCGTCCTCTGTCGCATAACGAACTCGCCAAGACCGGCGATAGCGAAAAGCGCCAGATAATCCAGGAACTGACGCTGGAAGTCGGCAACGAGGCCGCGCTCGGCGTGGTTGCGGATCTCAAGACCTCCTAACGGGTCATCGATCATCAGGACTAGGCAGGGGCGGTCTTCGGGCCGCCCCTTTCTCATGGGGATCACATGTCAAGAAAACGCGGACGCCCGAGGAAATATCCTGTCATGCAGACAGAACCACAGGTTTCGCCCGAATTGTCGGCAGAAATTGACGTGCGCCTCGGGTTTCGCCCTGTTGCCACTTCAAAGGGCCGGTCGGACGGGTCCAATCGCTTCGTCGTACCCGGCGCTGTCGTCACGCTCCCGCGCCATGAGGCGGAAAACCTCGTCAGCATGGGGTATGCGTCTCATGTCTGACAGGCGCTTCCTTGCCCGCGATCCTGTCTGCGGGATCACCGAATTTTTCATCCCGTCCGAGGACGGGAAGAGCTTCACCATCGAATACAAGCAGGACGAAGCGCGCGTAACGGCGCTGCTGGACCGCAACAAGGCCGATCTCAACCATGTGACCAATTCGGATCGCTGGGGCGACGGCAAGCTCGTGGCGCGCATTCCCAGCGAGATCTACGCCGACTGGCACGGCAAGGGTTATCTCAGGGACCAGGCCAAGCTCAAAGCTCTGCTCAACGACCCTGACAATCGGTTTATGCGCGTATGGCCGGGGAGATTGTGATGACCACACGTATTCCCCGCATCGCTGTGTGCGTACCGACGCGCGACCTGACGGCCGCTGAATTCACGCACTCGCTGGTGAAGATGGTCGGGCGTTTCTGTACCCACTTCGTCGGCAAGGGGCAGGCCGAAATCATCGAGCTGTTCGACCTTGGGACGCTGTTGCCGGAAATGCGCAACACGCTGGCCCGCAAGGCTATCGAGATGGAGGCCACGCATATCCTGTGGCTCGACAGTGACATGATCTTTCCCGAAGACATGATCGAGCGGCTTTACCAGCACGGCAAGCCCATCGTCGCCGCGTCCTACTCGCAGAGAAAAGAGCCGGCGAAGCCGGTTGCGGCGAAAGATGCGGTGTGGGTCTACACCGAGGAAAACTCATCGGGGATCGAGAAGGTCGATTTCGTCGGCATGGGGGCCATGATGGTCGAAACGGCCGTCTACGAGGCGATGGACGAACCGTGGCATTGCCTTGGTTGGAATGAGGCGAAGGGCAGTATTGTCGGCGAAGATGTCTATTTCTGCCGCAAGGCTGCGGAGGTCGGGGCAGAGACATGGATCGATCACGACATCACCAAGGAAATCGGCCACATCGGCTATCGCACCTTTACCTACAAGGACGCCTTGGAAGCGCGCCCCCTCCTGATCGAGAAGCAGGGGGCTGATGGAAAGGTCCCAACATACCAGAAGGCTGAATAGTGATGCCTCTTTCGAGCTATTCGGCCCTGCAAACCAGCATCGTAAGCTGGGCCAACCGCATCGGAGACTTGACGTTTTCGCAAGCGGTCCCCGACTTCATCCGGCTTACGGAAGCCAGACTTAACCGGAGCCTTCGTCTGCCTGAACAGGAGGCAAGTGCGACTGTGACGCTGACCGATGGCGTCGGTGACCTCCCGGACGACTACCTGCAATATCGATCGGCAGCATTCGGTGACCAGACCCTTGAATACTACGATCCCCAATGGGCGGCGAGGATGGACCTGTCCGGCACACCAACCGGTTTCGCCATCGTCGGCAAGACGGTCAAGGTCTATCCGAGCGGTAGTGGCGGCCTGACGCTTGCCTACTTCCAGACCATCCCGCCCCTTGCCGACAATGCCTCGAACTGGGTGCTGGAGAGTTTTCCGAACCTCTATCTATATGGCGCGCTTCTGGAGTCCGCGCCGTTTCTTCAGGACGATGACCGTCTGGCGACGTGGGGCCAGCTTTTTGCCCGCGCGCTTGATGAGGCCAAAGCATCCGGGGAGATGGCGACGTTCGCCAATGTGTCCGCTCGGGTGTCCGGCCCCACACCATAGGAGCGCATCATGGCCGCCCCCAAAGCCATTCCAGTCATCGCGCCAGCGAACGCCGATCCCGTTCTCCAGCGCGTCGTCGGTGACATCAACAAGACGATAGTGATGCTGCGCGCTGAACTCGCCCGACTGGATGGCGCGCTCGCTCAACTCGACGCTCGCGTCAAGGCGCTGGAGTCATAGACATGCAGCCTAACCATCATTCCCCGTACCCCGTTTTCAAGCCCGACATGGGTGTGTCTTCGGGTGACAGCCAGCCAGTTTATTCGGCGCAAGACCTATATGCGCGCCAGAACGCGGCGCAGGACTGGCAGAAGGCGCAGATCAGCAATGCGGCTCAGAGCCTTTACGATTACTATCAGGCCAATCCCATGCAGTGGGATTCGAAGGACTACACCTACGGCGGGCTGCTGACGAAGCCGGTAGGGGCGTTCGGCGACGGGTACAATATTCTCCCCAGTTCCATTTCCGAGACGTCGTCCATACAGGGTGGCAGTTATACGCCGACGCTGGCCGACACTAACCAACTCGTTCAGAACTACATCAACTACCATTCTCCAAACATGGGGAGCATCGCGACCGCCGGGCCGAACGCAAGCCAGGCGACCGCCCAGAATTTCGGCGGCTTGCCTCAGCAGGTACAAGACTACCTCGCCTCATCGGAAATCCTGAAACAGAGCGGTATGCTGCCGAATGTCTATATGGATGGAGGAGGGTCCACAGCGCTTTCCAATGACCTGAAAAGCGCTGGTTTTGGCCAAGGATGGCTGGGCAGTCTGTCATCGGCTCAAAGCGGCAATGAACCGTCGTCCCAGGTCGCGCAAATGCAGCAGGCGAGCCAGATCGCTAACAGCGCCTATCAGAAAGAGACGCTGGGAGGAAACTACGCCGGAGGCGTTCTTTCGGACAAGTATTCCCAGCCGTTCAGCAATGTGGTGGGCACTTATGACCCGAATAGCCAAGCCGGCGTCAACAGCGCTCTCGGCACGTGGCAGACGCCATCATACGGCGGGCCGGACTCCGGCGAGATGGCTTTGAGGCCAACGGGCCAGTATGGCGGCCTCGGCGGCCTCGGCGGCGTGAACAATCAGAACACCAGCGCTTTCGGTGGACCGTGGGGCGCAAACAATGCGTGGAGCCCGCGCTGAATGTCCGTTCGCGCCCAGACCACGAAAATGGAGTTCGCCCCCGGCTTCGTGGCCGACGATACGCCGTTGGCCGCCGAGGGCGGCTACGTAGACGGCAATCTTATTCGGTTTCGGCGTGGGCGTGCGGAAGTCTGGGGCGGTTGGGAGAAGCTGACGGAAAGCCGGTTTGAGGGCGTTGCGCGCGGTGGGGCGGCGTGGGCCAATCTCGATGGTGAGGCGAGACTGGCATTCGGCACCAGCACGAAGCTCTACGGCTATTGGAACAAGACCGGGACTGCGGCGCTCTACGACATTACTCCGCCTGTCGATATCAAGCGCCTTGTCGCAAATCCGTTCACGCCCGTATCTGTCGGGTCGGCGGCTGCGACAGTGAGCCAGCCCGCTCACGGATATTCTGACGGCGATCAGGTGTTTTTCTCGGGCACCCTCACGTCGATCAACGGGTATCGAACGATATCGAATGTCACTACCGATACGTACAGGATTACGGCAGACAGTGTCTTTGCGTCGACGACGCCAACCGGCTCGGTTGGCGATGCAAATCCTGTCGTGGAGTACCGGGCGCAGCCGGGTAACGCCGACGCGCCGGGATTGCGCACATGGTCAGTAGATAATTTCGGCGAAAGCCTTGTCGCGCTTCCGAACGGCGGGGGTCTCTTTATCGGCAACCTTGGAAACGCGGTTGCCGAAGCGCTTTCGAACGGGTCATTTACCGGTGGGTTGACGGACTGGGCTGTTTCGAACGGGACAAGTTGGACCGGGGCTTCCAACCAGGCGAGGATCACCACGACCTCCGGGGGAGGTGCGGTCTCCAAGACAGGCAACCTCTCGCAGAACATTTCCGACGAGGTCGTGGCGGGGCGCGTTTATCGTCTGTTCTTCGACTACGGCGTTTATCAGGAAACCGGCAGCGCTTTCACATCTGCGTCCATCGGCGTCAGCGTCAATGATGCCAACGACTCTCTCATAGAGATCGTGTCGGATATCAACATGAGCGCTGCCACGGCGGCGATGATATCGTACAGCGTGACTTTCGTCATGCCTGCCGACCCAAAGGACATCGTGTTCTCCGGCGCGGTTTCGACGCCGAGCGCAGCCGCCGCTTCGCTTCGTCTCGACAACGTGAGCTTGCAGGAAGTCCCGGTTGCCTATGTGGAGCAGGCTCCAGAGACGGCGCAATCCATGTTCGTGGACCCGAACCGCATCGTGGTCCTGTGCGGCACGGTGGAAGCGGACGGTGACTACAACCCCATGCTCGTCCGATGGTCGGATCAGGAGAACGTCCGGGCGTGGGTTCCCGACACGGACAATCTGGCCGGTGAATACCCTTTGGCGAAGGGCGGCAGGATCGTGGCCGGGATGGCTACG